GATGTCGCGGTATGACAGCCAAATCCAGGGCGCTCCGGTGGCTGTTGATGTTACTGGCGCCGTATCGGCTGCCGCAATCATGGGTGGTCTGGTCACGTCGTCCACCGCTGCGGCAGTGGCAGGCACGATCCCGACTGGCACCGTAATGGATGCTGCATCGACGTTTGGTGTGGGCGATTCGTTCAACTGGTCGGTGATCAATACCGGACCGAACACGTTCACTGTGACGGCTGCCTCTGGCCATACGATCGTCGGTGCTGCCGCAGTGGCGACGGCGACCACCGGTAACTTCCGCACCCGTAAGACCGCTGCAAATACGTTTATCTCCTACCGCATCGCATGATGCGCTTCGGGGCCGGGGGGACCTGGCCCCATTTTTGAGAGAGCCACATGGAATTCCCTGCCCTCGTCTATCGTTGCCCAGGAACCAATCAGCGCCCAGGTGGAACGTATTCATACCGTCAAATTGCCGACGATGATGAACTGACCGCAGCACTTGCTGATGGCTGGTTTTCGACGCTCCCAGAGGCTGTTATTGGTGTATCGGCTGTGACGGCGCAAGAAGTAAGCGACGATGCCCCTCCGACCCGCGAAGAGTTGGAAGCCAAGGCCACTGAGCTTCAGATCAAGTTCGATGGTCGCACCAGTGACAAGGCGCTACGCGATCGGATCGCGGCTGCGCTGGAGGAATAGCCGTGGGCTGGACGAAGCAGCAGATCGTCGAAGAAGCGTTTGGTGAGCTTGCGCTGCATGGCTTTGTCGTTGACCTTGATCCTGACACGCTGCAATCAGGTCTTCGTCGCCTCGATACGATGATGGCGATGTGGGACGGTAAAGGGATCCGTCTCGGCTACCCGCTGCCGTCATCCCCGGATGATTCGAACCTTGATGACGATTCGAACCTGCCAGATATGGCCGTCGAACCGGTATATCTGAATCTGGCTGTGCGCCTATCCGCTGGCTACGGCAAGCAGGTTTCCCCAACTACTGCTGCTACGGCAAAGGAAGGCTATGACATGCTCATGGCCCGTGCTGCGATGCCGCCCGAGGTCAACTTCCCGCGTCGTATGCCTGCCGGTGCTGGCAATCTGCCATGGCGCCGAAACTACAACCCATTCCTGATTCCGCCCGATGAGCCAATTGATGCCGGCCCAGATGGCGGGATCGATTTCAATTAGGAGCCGCAATGCAGATCAATCAGTTGTCCCGAGCTGACACCGTCACGGCCGGCGACCTTGCTGTGATCTTCTCGACCAACAATGGTGATGCGCGCGCTGCGGCGATGTCGGTCCTACTGGCCTATTTTCAGGACAACTTGACCGCAAGCGGATCATTCATGACGCAATATGCGTCGCCGAATGCAACTGCCTTCAACGTGACGATTTCCCCTGCCACGAATGGCGAGAACGTCTACCTGTTGCTTACTCCGACCGCAGGCTTTGCGGCCGGCACGATCACGCTGCCAGCCCTGGCTTCGGCAGTCGATGGCCAGGAGGTACTTGTGTCGTGCACGCAGGCAGTGACCACATTAACCGTCGCGGGCAATGGCGCAACCGTTAATGGTCCCCCGACCACGCTCGCGGCCAACGGATTCTTCCGACTTCGCTTCAACGGTGTCAATAACAGCTGGTACAGGGTCGGATGACCAAAGGAACCCAATATGTCCATTCTTGCTCCATTTAACGCAAAACTAGGATCTACCACATCAGTTACAGCAACGGCGACGGCTGCCGCTGCCTCGGTAGATCCATACTCGAAGCAATACATGGTGACAAACTTCGGCAGCCAATTAGTGTTTGTGCGGCCTGTATTCACTGGGTCATCTGACGTGGCCACATCTGCCGATATCCCGGTGCTACCTAACTCGCAGGCCACATTCACGAAGCAGGGGTCTGAGCAGAACGGGCATTCGAGCATCAGTGTCGTTGCACCAGGCGGCGCAGGATCCACGGTCTACGTGACCAGCGGCGAGGGATGGTGATATGACTTTCCGATCAGTTGCTGGTGCAGGCGGGGCGATCGTAATCCCGCCAGCTTGCCAGATGATTTCGGTGGCGGGCCCCACTGCCGCTGGTAGCAACCAAGTAACGCAGCTCGTTGCTTCTGCTTCCAATCCAAATGGTATGCGGTTGATCACCATTTACACGCAGGTTATCCAGAATAACAACCCAAACACGAACATAGCTCAGTCACTGATTGTGGCTGCTTTGACCGCTCCGACTGACTTCAACAGTAAAGCCAACTGCATCTCGATCTTTCGCACCTATCAGGATGGCATGCAAACGCCAGTTTCTCTTGGCGGTGGTTCCCCGACTTCAATCGTAAACCTAGAACTTCCTGCTGGATGGGGAATCTGGCAGTTGCTTAACGTCACTGGAAGCGCACTCAATCGAAATAACGTGCGATTGGCTGTTGTTTTGTACTGATAGGAAAGGGCGACATGAGCTTACGAGCAGTAGCAGGTTCCAGCCCTGCAAATACCACGATTACGGGCGGTTCGATTGACGGGACACCAATTGGCCAGACAACGCCAGCGGCCGCCAAGTTCACGACGCTGGAAGCGACTCAGGGCGCTACTCTTGGCGGCGGTGTTACGAGCTACAAAGGCATCAGTACTGTCGCTGCTGGTATAGCAGCCGAATATGCGCAAGTGAATCTTGCCAACCAAAGTGCAAATATCGCTTCTGCGACCTTGTATGCCGTTCCAGCTAATGGCGCAGGGATGTATCGAATCTCGTGCTACGCGGTAGAAACGACGGCTGACGGCGTATCGTCAACTCTTCCAAACATCGGCATCGGATGGACAGATAGCGACTCTAGCGTAGCTCTGCTTGCCACCAATGTTACACCAACGAATACCGCAAATGCTGCGGGCGCATTTGGCCAAGGCGTTCAGATTGTCTACGCCAAAGCAAGCACCAACATTACCTACCAGACCAGCAACTATGCCTCCGGTACATCTGGTGCGATGAAGTATGCCGTACATATCAAACTTGAATACCTTGGCTAATGGAGAAATCATGGCTGAACTGACCACCAAAAAACGCAACACGCTTCCCAAGTCTGCCTTTGCTGGCCCTGACCGCAGCTATCCAGTCGACACGCCTAACAGAGCGGCAAACGCTAAGGGCCGCGCGCAACAGCAATACAACAAGGGTGCCATGTCGAAAAGCGAGCTCCAGAAAATCGACGCACGTGCAAACAAGAAATTGGGCAAAAAGAAGTAAGTCAGGAGCCTTTATGCCACTCATCAAAGGATCGAGTAAGAAAGCGGTCAGCGAGAACATCAAGCGAGAAATTGGCTCGGGGCGCCCACAACGCCAAGCAGTAGCGATCGCGCTTGACATCGCACGTCGGGCCAAGAACACGGCTAAATCAAAGCCACAGAAGGGATAAGCCTTGCAAATTCCGATACTCAGCGGGATTTATTCGGATGAAGCTGCCGACTTCAGGACGGCACTCCCGCGAAATATGGTTCCAGTCCCGAAGTCGCAAGGTATTTCGGCTGGCTACCTGCGCCCAGGCGATGGCATCACTCAGTTCGCTACCGGTCCTGGCATAGATCGAGGTGGGATCAACTGGAACGGCGTCTGCTACCGCGTGATGGGAACGAAGCTCGTACAGGTGAATGCTGGCGGTTCTGTCGTAACGCTTGGGGATGTTGGGGGCACAGGTCAGGTCAGCCTAGATTGCTCCTTTGACCTCCTCGCGATTGCATCCGGTGGTTCTCTGTATTACTTCGATGGCACTACAGTGCAAAAGGTGACCGATCCAGACCTCGGCACTGTCCTTGATGTCATGTGGATAGCTGGCTACTTCATGACTACTGACGGAACATCTCTTGTCGTAACGGAGTTGACCGATCCATTTTCGGTCAATCCGCTGAAGTATGGGAGTTCCGAGGCTGATCCTGATCCGATCAAGGCAGTCAAGAAGTGGCGAAACGAAGCCTATGCAATCAATCGTTATACCATCGAGGTGTTCGACAATATTGGCGGCAATCTCTTCCCATTCCAGCGGAATGAAGGCGCCATCATGCAGCGTGGTGCTATCGGCACGCATTGTGTCGCGGTTGGTTTCATGGAGATGACCGTCTTTCTTGGCGGCGCACGTAACGAACCTCCTGCGGTTTGGATTGGCCAGAACTCCAGCACGGACAAACTGTCCACTCGCGAGGTAGACCAGATACTGCAGCAGTACACGGAGGCTGAACTGGCCAGCGTGGTGTTTGATGTTCGAATCGACAAGAGCCATCATCTTCTGTATGTGCATCTCCCTGACCAAACCCTCGTCTACGATGGTGGCGCCTCCAAAGAAGTCGGTGAAAATGTCTGGTACATGCTCGATTCTGGCATTGGTGAGAAGTCCATCTACCGTGCGCGTAATCTCGTCTGGTGCTACGACAAATGGTTATGTGGCGATCCAACGGGTGCTTCGATCGGGCGGTTGGACAACTCGATCGGCGAGCACTATGGCCAGAAGGTTGGCTGGGAGTTTGGCACGCAAATCATCTACAACGAAGGCAATGGCGCGATCTTCCATCAGTTAGAACTAGTATGCCTTACAGGTCGTGCAGCGCTCGGTGCTGACCCTGTAGTCTGGACCTCATTCTCAATCGATGGCGAGACATGGAGCCAGGAGCGATCCGTATCGGCCGGCAAGCAAGGCAATCGTACCAAGCGCTTGATCTGGCTTCGGCAGGGTGCGATGGAGCACTTACGTATTCAGAAGTTCCGCGGTACGAGCGACGCATTTCTGTCCGTCGCCAGGCTTGAGATCCAGATTGAGCCTCTCTTTGCGATAGGCCCTGAATGAAGCTGAACAGAAACCAACTGGGCCAGGTATTCACTAACCACGAGACGCTCAGGGCGTTCGAACAGGCTCTTAATTCGGTCGATATCACGCTTCCTTCTACGATCGAAGAAGCGAATGTACTTGCTGGCTCTGCACTGGCCATTGCGCAGTCGGTGGCGGCCTCGTTGACTATTCTGATTGATGCGCTCGCACAGTTGGAAGCCGCACCGGTATCGCAGCCGCAAATCGAGACGGACGACACTGCGCCTCACGTGCATCTTGGCACCATCTCGTCGCAGAACTCCGATGACGTCAACATCACCGGTGGCAGCATCACAGGAATGACACGGAACGATGCAACGAGTGTTGCACTGACGGACGACACGACCACCAATGCGACGATGTATCCGGTGTTCGGCACTAGTACGAGCACGCCGACCCTGAAGGTCAGTACTACTAAGCTAACGTGGAATCCATCCACTGGCTTATTCAGTGCACCGTCTGTCTCCGCACAGTTCAATGGCACTTTGGGACTCACTACAGCAGCTGCGGCGGCCGTTACAACACTGTCTGCTTCCGGGCAGATCACAAGCACCGTTGGGACCGGCACGGCGCCGTTCTCGGTTGCATCTGCAACCGTCGTACCGAACCTAAACGTGTCGCAACTGCTGGGTGGAACTTGGGCCATACCAGGGGCTATTGGATCGACCACACCAAACACTGGAAGCTTCACCAGCATTGCATTTAATGCTGGAGTCATCAAGTCAAACTCAACTGTAATTGCTTCTGCATTGGCAACAAATTATTCTCTACCTGGGACTGAAGCACTCAGCGGTCTAATTAGATTTAGAGATAGAACATTGGGCGGTGCAGCATGCTTTCTAGTTGATCCGAACGGTGGTGTCCAGACACTAGGGACAAATCAGATTACAGGGCTAAGTGTTTCTTATAACAGTGGACTTGGGTATGTCCTCCAAGTAAATCTTTCAAGTGGGGCTACTCCGCGCACGCTTGAGTGGTCAATTATTGGTGGAACTTAAGGGAAAATAATGACGATTACCGCAAAACAAATGGTCGCACCGCAGCAGTTGACTAATGCCGATGCGCTGTCTCGCACGATCAACAACGGCATCGGCGCATAGAAAGGAACACCATGACCACCACCGTTGCTGTTCTCATCGAAGGCACTTTTGCTGCCGCGACCGCCACGCCCAGTGTCGGTGCCTATTATCTCTCCGACCAGTGCGTGACGGCCGTCGATAAGCTGACATGCACGAACGAAGGTTCTGTTACCGCGACCGCAACCGCACAGCTTGTTTCGCCAGACGGTACGTCTACGCAAACCTATACCAAAACGCTTGCGGTTGGTGCGTCGTGGCCATTCCCTGACGTTGTCGGTCACGACATCGCAAATGGCGGCAAACTGACCGTCACGTGCCCGACTGCGAGCACCATCAAGGTCCGCTCCAGTGGCCGCAAGTTCACATAGATATAAACGATATAAACTATATAAACTATTGAAATAGTTAATACTTAATGCCTATAATTAAGGCATTCGCATTATGCGATAGCTGAGTCAAGGCTACCAGCGGCCATGAACCCCTGATGGGAGAAATCATGCCGCTGCTGGAGCTCCAGCCGATCATCGACCTAGGCGCACTCGCACCGTTGTTCCTCGACCCATATATCACCCGTGTCGGTCACGACGACCGACCGGCGGCGCCGATCGATCATCCACACGTCCATTATCTCGGCGCATGTGTCGACGGCCACCTTGTAGGTGCCTTCATGGTCATCGAATCCGGCTTCATTGAGGTCGACGTGCACGCGCTGCTCATGCGCCGTGCACTGCCGCATTCCCGCGATCTGGGGCGTCTGTGTCTGGCTCAAGCCTTCGCCAATTCCGTGATCGAGCGTGTCACTGCATACGTGACCGAGGGACTCACCACCGCGCGCAACTACTGCC